GCAATGTCGAGGGCTGCGTTATCATTTGTAGCCGTGAATGTTGCGTTGCTCAGGAACACATTGAACAGCGGGAGCGTTGAGCCTTTGACACTCGAAACCACACAGAGTTTGCGAATCTCAATCGACTGCCCTGCAACGGCACCAAGTGCTCCGAGGTCAAGCTGAAACACCGTAGGGGCCGATGTGCTGTTGGTAATTGCATCTCCGACGGCATAAGCCGTGGTGTCAGCAGGGCGGGTAAAGTTTGTGTTCGCCTGCACGAGGCGATAGCCACCTTTCGATGTTGCCTTATCGTCATCATAAAAAATCTGCAACTTATCTGTGTTATTGAAAGCACCCGTGTTGGTGTCATAGGTAAGCGTGAGGACGTTTGTGGCAACGGTGCCGCCCTTTGTGCTGTCGTTGAACTGGTAAATAACCGTGTTGTTGGTTACGTCTGTGATGAGTAAAATCTGGTCTAGGCGGATTGTGGAATAATCCGAGAACGTGATTTGCTTTGTTGCTTTATCGAACGTGTAATTCACGATTTGAATTTTCATGGTGTCCCCTTATAGTGCTGTAGCCATTGCGATTGCAATAGCGGTTACTTGTGCTTCGGTGATAATGGTTGACCAAGGAGTGTAGGCAAGGGAATTCCATGCTGTAGAACCATCGCCAATCTTGTATTTCGCAGTGTCAGTCTCATACGCAAGCTCACCTTGCGCCAGCGTTGGGTTTGCTGCCGTCCAGTTTGCCGCCGTGTCTCTTCGGAATTGAAATTGAATAGCCATTAGCTCGCACTCCCACAGTCAATACTAGCTCCGCCGTAGACGCTAGTAGCGTTGCCGCCATCAAGGATGAATGAGACAGGGACGCCAGCCTCATTCACTACGTCAAGATTACCAGTAATCGGGTTAAATACCAACTGCATGTAGCCTCCTTACGTTGCCGCAATGGTCGAGATGACCGATTTAGCCGCCGTGGTGTACGTGATGGTGATTGTTTTGACTAGAGTGCCGCCTCCACCGCCTGTTCGGTAAGCGTAGGTGTCGGTCAACACCCCCGAGGTGTAGGTGATGTGGTCAAACGCCGATGGGACCAATGTGTTCACATTGACAACCGGTAGCGCCCCTGTGGAGTTGTCGGTTTTAACGATCCGTAGCGTTCCGTCTTCGCCTTTGACTGCGAGGATGACCGGCAGTGCTGGGTTTCCGTTTTCGATAAAAGCCTGTAGCGTTTCAACTGTCATTTCGTGTCTCCTATTCTATAGAATCAGTATTGTCAGCTCGTTTTAAGGTTGAGAATCTCACTCAGAAGGTTTGCTTTTCTTGAAGTCATTACCCGATTGTTTGTACCAGAAGAAGAGACAGCACAAAACAGCCAAAGTTCGGGACTCCAACAAACCGAGCTCCAAGTAGTGTCCGTAGCGCTTGTGCGAAGGGTCCAGTTTACCCCGTCAGGAGATGTCATCACTCGGTTTCCGGTGCCGGATTGGGCAACAGCGCAAAACAGTCCAAGTTCAGAGGACCAGCAAACTGAGTACCAATTATTGTCTTTCCCGGTAGTGTTTCTTGCAGTCCAATTTGCACCATCTGGCGAAGTCATAACCCGATTGCCGGTACCCGAAGAGGCAACAGCGCAAAACAGTCCAAGTTCAGGACTCCAACAAACCGAGCGCCACTCATTGTCCGGAGCACTTGATGCTGCATTCCAATTTTCGCCATCGGATGAACGCATAACGCTATTTTCGAAACCAGTAACGGCGACAGCACAAAACGTCCTACGTTCAGGACTCCAACAAACCGAGTACCAATAATTGTCTGCCGCACTTGTGCGGACGGTCCAGTTGATTCCATCAGGAGATGTTATAACACTATTACCGGCCACATCACTCGACCACCCAACCGCACAAAACAGCCCAAGTTCGGGGGACCAACAAACTGAGGTCAACTCTAGGCCTATCGCACCTACTCTCGTAGTCCAAGTAATTCCGTCTGGAGACGTCATAATCTGATTGTCTGTACCATTGGTAGAGACAGCACAAAGCAGACCAAGTTCAGAGGACCAACAAACTGAGTTCCAAGCATTGTCCGTCGCACTTGTTCTCGTAGTCCAAGTAATTCCGTCTGGCGAAGTCATAACCCGATTGCCGGTACCAGAAGAGGAGACAGCACAAAGCAGACCAAGTTCGGGGGACCAGCAGACCGAGGTCCAATTATTATTTGTGGAATTTAGCCTCGTATACCACTTTAACGCAACCTTCAGAGCCTCACTGGCTATCGCAGAACGATAAAAGAATTTCGGAACAACTTTTCTAGGCTTGTAAACACCAACATCTTTCGAAGTCACAACCCCACGGCCAACGGAAGTTGTTGAAACAACACAAAACAGACCAAGTTCGGAAGACCAACAAACTGAGTTACAAGTACTATTCACACTTGTGCGAATGGTCCAGTTGATTCCATTCGGCGAAGTCATAACCTTATAGATTGTGCCGGTGTCAGTAACAGCACAAAACAGCCCAAGTTCAGAGGACCAACAAACTGAGTTCCAAGAACTATCCGCCGCACTTGTTCTCGTAGTCCAAGTAATTCCGTCTGGCGAAGTCATAACCCGATTGCCGGTACCAGTAGAGGAGACAGCACAAAATAATCCTAATTCAGGACTCCAGCAAACAGAGCGCCAACTATTATCAGCCGCACTTGTTCTCGTAGTCCAAGTAATTCCGTCTGGCGAAGTCATAACCCGATTGCCGGTACCAGAATATCCAACAGCACAAAATAATCCTAATTCAGGACTCCAGCAAACAGAGCGCCAACTATTATCAGCCGCACTTGTTCTCGTAGTCCAAGTAATTCCGTCTGGCGAAGTCATAACCCGATTACCAGTTCCAGTATCAGAAACAGCGCAAAATAATCCTAACTCAGGACTCCAGCAAACCGAGCGCCAATCATTGTCTTTCCCGGTAGTGTTTCTTGCAGTCCAGTTGATTCCATCTGGCGAAGTCATAACCCGATTGCCTGTGCCTGTCCAAGCAACAGCGCAAAACAGTCCAAGTTCAGAGGACCAGCAAACTGAGTACCAATAATTGTCCGCAGTACTTGTTCTTGCCGTCCATGTCGTTCCATTAGATGAAGTCATAATCCCATTATTGCCGATGCCGGAATATCCGACCGCACAAAACAGCCCAAGTTCGGGTGACCAACAAACTGAGAACCAAGAACAATCCGGACTTGCCTGTTCCGCCCAAGTCGAAACAGCTCTGACTGCTAGTTCGGCGGTGGAATTACTACTTGTTTTTTCCAGTCTGTTCAGTGCTTTTTGGACAGTATCTTCAGAAGTGGTGAGAGCCCTTTTGAAATTGGTGGTTACAACTGAAGTAGAAGATGCTGTAGCAGACGCCGAAAAATCATCAAACTTTTGCAACGCTTTCTGAACTGTGTCGTCAGTCGGTGCAAGATTACCGTCAAACCCTGTGGCGTCAACAGTGATACTTGTTGCGGGAAGTACTGAAAGAACAGGTGTAGAGCCAATAACTGCCACCTGATTTCGAGAAGTGCCTCGAATCGGGTCTTGGCTCATAATCTTACAACGGCCAGACACACCTGCGCCAACAGAACCAACGCCAACAGCGTTGAACTGGTAAGTGATACGGTTGACACACGTTGCCTCAGCAAAGAGGCTTTGGAGCGTTCCAAGGGAGAGTGCGCTTGGCTGTTCTGCCTGTGCCGCCGCTAACGTAGTGTGCAACGTCTGTCCTGTAATCCAGACGTGACGATACTTTTGGGAGTCTGCATCACTTGCCACCGGAATCGCGAAGTCAAACACGTTCACAAAAGCGTCTTCGGTTGCGACAGTGAGCTGCCAAGTAGCCCCTGTCCATTGATTGTATTGGAGCGTGTTGGTTCCTACGAAATACGGAGTGGTTGCGGCAACATTGAACACCCAGTCGCCGCTTGCTCCGCTTCGGTATGCTGTTGTGTAAGTTCCTTGCGTGAGCGCAGGAATGGTAGTTTGCAAGTCCTCGTCTTTGATGACACCAACATCAACTCCCGGAGTATTGTCGGCAACGTCAGTTGGAGCAGTTGAGTTTGTGTAGACAACCGTTGTTCCTGCTGTGATTCCAAGTCCTGATTTCCAGTAGGTTCCTACTGTATCGTGAAACTCTTGGTGATCTTGCCAAGGCATTGTGCCGTGGGTTTCCCTCAATGAGAACGTGTTGGCTGCTGAAGCCAAGTCGTAGCGAACATTGGCAGCCATAACATCGGTGAATGCCCACACGCTTGTAGACCATGCCGCCGCTGTGATTGCGCCGTTGATGGTGAGCCAGTACGTGTTGGTACTGTTGGTGTGCGCTGCTGAAGTCCAAGGGCTTGCGGTGGTGTACCGTGTTCCTCGGTAATACCAAGCGATGGTGCCACTCGAATGCGTGAGCGTGATTTTCCTTTCGGCTCTGTCGTAGGACACGCCTACGCCATCAGGGTCCTCGAATCCGGTGTTGAAGTCTGTAGGATTTCCGGCGTCCGTAAGCTCAGACAGAGATGTCGCTGGAGGGAGCTCGACGAGAATCTTTCCTTGAGTGTTGTGAGCCTCCATGATTGAGCCAACACGACGACGGTACGGTGAGGCTGGAGGAATCTTTGTGAATCCACCGGCAACCGATGCCGACAGATAGATGATATCGCCGACGCTCAGGGCGTTTCCTTCCGAGTCCACATTTGTCGCCACGTCTTCGAGAACGCCAAAGTTGATGACGTATCCATTGGTGTTGGTGTCGAGAGCCGTGGTTGTGAAGCCAAGGGTTCCTGCTGCTTGTCCTGCGACTGAAGCGAGAGCCGGTTTGATGATGACTCGATGACCTGAGACGTTGGATGCGTACCCAAGTTGAGCACGAGTCATTGCAATACCGTCGTTCCTGACTTCAATCAGGCTCTCGGTTTTTGCGTCGATGATTTCATCAGGAGCAGCACCGTAGTAGTCCGGTTTTCTTGTGAATGGATTGAATGTAGACCTCATCTTATCCACCTACCTTTACTGCTGGGCTGTAGACCGTGGACACCGGAGTAGCCTTCGTTACATCCGTGAACACGTTAGTAATCGTACCTACCGTTGTTCCTCCGGTTCCGCCGGTTTTGTACGTGATTACCTCAGTGAATGTTCCCGCATCCCAACTGTATGTTAGCGCATTGTGGGCTGCGTATGGCCATTGTTCGCTGTTCGTAATCAACGTGTCGAGCTTGGTTTCAGTATCACCCATGGCAACATTGACGCTGCTTCTTGGGATAATCACGTCACCGGTGGTGAACGTGCGGAAAACCTTCGTGGCGTACAGAGTAACCCCTGCGGCGGGGAGAATCTTCAAGCGAAGATTGGGGGAGGGGATCCCAGTGTCGTCAGTGACCCACACACTGTACGTGGCGGTCGTTGAAATCGGACCATTCGTGGCCGTGGTAATAGCCGCCCAAGTGACTCCGCCGTCCATGGACTCCTCGAGAGTCATGTCTGCGGTTCCAACCCCTGCGAAGCTTCCGACGGTCACGGAGACTTTCAGTGTGGTCATATCATTGGGGGACAGAGCACCCAGGGGAACGTATAGGGGTGTGGCATTGGTCACCAGTCGAGCATAGTTCTCAATTTTGATTTCGATGAGTTGGTATGACATTATTTCAACCCTCTCATGGTTCGCAGGATTTTAGTGAACGTTGCAGAAGTCGATGCACCGGCCACTATCTTGAATCGAACGTACGGCTTGATTGAGCGGTTGATGCCGCGATGGGGGATGATCTGGTGAACACTCACCGGAGAACCAACTGTACCCCCCGTTCCGAACGTGACTCCGGAGGAGACATCGGTCCAAGCAGCGGTTGGGGTATCCGAGGATGTGGCATCTTGGGCAGTAATAGTTACATCATTGACCCCGTACCGAGTCCCGACAAAGGTACTGAAGATTCCCCAGAGGGAGTCTTGGTTGGAGATGTGAAAAGGACCGACGTAGATTGTGCCGCCTTCGGGAACCACTTTGATTTCTTGCCCGCCAAAAGTATCTTGGCTGAGAATGCTGAGACTCTGGAAATTGTCTGACATACTTACTCCTTTAGTTTCCGAAGTTCTTCCTGCAAAACATCTACGGATTTATTTGCAAGATGCTTAGGAAGCATCGCATTTACTTTCACGGTATTCTGTACCCTTTGTTCTCGTTTCATGTCCGACTTCAGTAGCAGTTCTGCAGCTTTCATCTTAACCTGGAGCACCTTGGGGTTTATTTCTTCGTCATAGTTGTTCACCGACAAGATATCGATAATTGTCGCTGCAGCCTGTTCCCGGGCCTTGTGCATGGTGACTATGTAGGAGTCAGGGGTCAGGAGCCACTCAAAGAACCCCGGGTACTTGGAGATCCAAGCGGATACTTCAGCCATCCGGAAGGGGGCGACGAAGGGTTCTAGGGCGTCGGCCATCTCAAGTGTGAGCTTTCCCAAAACCTGAGGGCTCATACGCTCGTGGACCAATAGTTTCAACGAAATCTGACGATCGCTCGGCGTGAAAGCCGCCGCTTCGTCCAATAGTAGGATGTCGGTATCTCTTGTCATGCGGGGCCACCTCGGGTATTCTTTGGAAAGGATAACACGAGGGGACTTTCATGGCCAAGCGTATTCGGGATAAATTTACGACCGAAGGCGGCAATCGCGCATATAACATGGTGCGGTCCAAAGTAGTCAAAGGAAAGGACGGCTACGGGAAGGTAGTCAGTGTTGCCCGGGAAAAACTCATGCAGCGCCTCGGGAAGGACCCCGGGGAAGACGTCGTTGCCGCTCACAAAAATGGCGGTTCCCATTTCGAAAAAGACGGCGGTGCGTTCGACATCGCGACTCGAGGGGAAAATACTGCCGAGTCCAACCGAGCACGAAAATTGAAAGAGAAATTCAAGCGAGGTAAGAAGTAATGAGTTTTGCCGATATCTGGACTTCGGGCAGTGAATCATCCGAAGATACACCAAAACGCAGCGGCTCACGAGAAAAGTTCATTTCAAAAGAAACCCCAAAGAAGAAATATTCCGGCCAAGATTTGCGGAAATTGATTCAGGGGAAGATGACTTCGAAGAAGTCAGTCAAAGGTAAAAGCAATTTGAAAGAGAAGATTTCTTTGATGAACAGTTCCTGCAAGTAACACTCAACTAGACGCCGGTAGGAAATGGAAGACGAGAAACTAGAACTAATACAACAATACCAAGAAGAAGTCCTACGCCAACGTTCCCGGGTGTTGAAAGTTTTTATCCCTGACAAACCCGCCGCCGTACCCTTTGAAGCTCAGATAAGCTTCCTAAGAGATGGAAACTTATCCAAAATTGCCCGTTGCGGTAACCGTGCCTCGAAGACCTTCACCTGTATGCGGGATTTGGCGTGGAAAATCACACGGACACATTGGTATCGACAGGAATACAACGTTCTCAACCTGAAAAACAAACGATGGAAAGATGACTTGGATTCCCCCGAGTATGAGATGAAATATCTCGCAACGAAGCCGAAAACTCACTGGATTGTCGGCCCGACGTACGACTTCGTAAACCAGACAATGTGGGGAATGTATCTCGAGAAGATGATACCTAAATGGTTCATCGTGGACATAAAGAAGACCAACCAAGGAAACATTGACTCGGTCTATTTCAAGAACGGTGACGTACTGAAGTGCAAGACTTATGCACAGCAGGACACAACCAAAATGGGTTTCGTTGTAGACAATGTGTACATCGACGAAATGCCACCCGACGTCATGACCATCACGGAGCTTGTGGTTCGTACCTTCGACTGCGATGGTCAGATTACCCTCGGCTTCACCTCGCTCGTCCAGAACGACGATATCAGAACATACGTGGACAAGTCCTGCGACGAAGGTACGATGAGCCTCCACCAATGGAGTATCTACGACAACCCATGGTACGCCGAGAATCCTGACCGTATCAAACGTGTGCTTGCAGAGTATAAGAACATGTCCGAGGAGGAGCGTAACGCCCGTCTCTATGGACACTGGTATTACGACAAACCGGACAAGGCGGTCTTTGAGGGTATCAACCCGGAGATCGTGGACGACTTTCCAATCCCTTCCCATTGGCGGCAGGCCCGGTTCACAGACCCGGCGTCCCATGTTACAGGTCACGCCATCTTTGCGGAAGACCCGGACACCGGGGTTTGGTACATCACCCACGGGATCGAGATTACCTGGGGAACCATTGCCAAGGCGGAAGATATCCTCGGGGTTATTGAATCCATGAAACCCCGCCCAAACTTCAAGTACCTTCTCAGTGTATATGACAATGCCGAGGCTTGGTTTGGGGCCTACGGAGCCAAATACGGATATCGAGCCTGTATCCTGAAGAACCGGGAAGCTGCCGTGATGCAGACCCGAAACGCCGTCGGAAATGGACGGGTAAAATTTTTCCGATCCGGGGCCAATGATGCCTTGAAGCAGTTTCAGAACTACCGGTACAAATCGGATGGGTCTGGCAATGTGATAAAGAAGAAGGACCACATCCTTGACTGCATCATGTACTTCTGTCGGGAGATCCCGGATCCGCTGCCCCAAGCAGAGAGTCAGCCGACGGAACGGGAAGACATGGTTGCAAAACATCTCGAAAAGTTGCAGAATCGGCACAAGACCAAAAAGTATCCAAGATTTCAGTCAGCGGTACCTAGAGTTTCGTTCGCTATCAGATCGAGAGGCCTAAGATGATTATCGCATTGCTCGTACTCACCTCGGCGTGTTTCATTGCCTTGGGAGTGCTTATCTATCTCGTGTTAAGACTGTCCAAGCATATCAAGGTCTACATTTCCTACGTCAACGGAAAGAGCGAAGACCTCGAGAAGAACCTAAATACCCTCGGGCGTGTTATGTTGGTATATGAAGAGGCGACACAGATCCTGAAGCGTAGGAACGAAGCCGCTCAATTGACTGAGCGGTTCCACCGAACTCCGAGGTAATAAAGCATGTCAAAATTACGCATCCTGTCCGATGAGGAATTCGCAAAGAGTTTAGCGACCAAGTTTGCTGATGCTAAGCGAAAACATGACAAGCTAAAGGTCGAATTCGACATCGCAGAGATGGCGTATCAGTGCATCAATGACAAGGTTCGCGGAGGTCTGGACTCCGGTCTGGCCACTCAGTTCCTTTACAGTCCTCAGAACGAGGAAACCCAGATGCCTATGATTGAGGGACTGGATACCATCAAAGCTGTCCTGTTCCTTCACTCAAAGCTCTGTATCTCCGATCCCGTAGTAACGGGAACCCCTCGAAAGCAGGACCAAGCCACCATCAACTCGGCTCGGTACGCTGAAGGGTACATCAAATACGCCAAAGACCACACAGACCTTCAAGAGTGTATCGAATCCGGTGCCTACGTGAACCTGTGTATCTACGGAACAGGAGTCACATACGAAGGTTGGGATCCCAATGGCGGAGACTTCCCCATCAGTGAGATCGACGAAAACGCTGACCCGAACAACCTCGAGATTAAGATGGAGGGTGATTACGACCTCCGAGACGTCAGCCCCAAGAAATGGTACCCGGATGCAAATGCCACCAGTGTTCGAAAGATGGATTATTGCTTTGAAGAGATGGACGTCCCGAAGGAAGAAGCTTTCTACTCATTCCCTGAAGAGGAAAAGCAGAACATTCTTCGCATGTCGGTGCAAGGTGGGGAGGACTCCTCATCACTTGAGAAAGAGAATCGAAGCACTGTAAAGATCTATCACTACTGGGAGCGCGGGCGTCCTTGGAACGGATTCCTTGGCTGTCACGCCATCTTCACGAACCCGGACAGCCCTCGGCTGCTGTATCGTGGACCGAACCCCTACAAGCACAAGAAACTCCCGTACAGCGTGCTGACGGATATCGACGTTCCTGACAATGTAATGGGAATGAGTCGCATCATCTATGCGTATCAGGTCCAGATGTGTATCAATAACCTCATCACCATGGTGATGAACAACGCAGCGTTGTTCGGTTCGGCGAAGTATCTCTCCCCCGAGGGAGCTATGAATGATGACCTCGATAACGATCCTTCAGTCGTTGGAACCTATAATCCTGCGACAGGCGGCAAGCCCGAATTCTTCCGCCCAGTGAACGTAACCCCCGATGTGTGGAAGGGTTACGACATCATGAAGCAATACATCAACAACATCTACGGTATGAATGAATTCTCTCAGGGTCAGATTCCACGGGAGCTTTCGTCATACGCAGTCCAGCTCGCCCTTGAGATGGACGACAAATATCGCATCCGTCTGTTCAACAAGAAGAAGCTGTTCCTCCGGGACATCTATGAGAAGTTCCTCGAGATCACCAAGCAGTTCATGACAGACAGCCGCAGACTCCGTATTACCGGTGTTGAAGCATTCCAAGACGATGAGTATTTCCAAGTATCCATGCTCGAAGGCGACTACGATATCAGTGTGGAATACGGGGCATATCTCCCTGTCGACCCTGCCGCACGTAAGCAGCAGATTCTCGAATTCATCAAGTCCGGGTTCTTCGACAAGGCGGGAGGCGACTACAAGAAGGCTGCTTCGCTCCTGATCGATGGTTCCATGATTACCGTCCGTGACGCTTCCGAAAGACACCGCAGACGGCAGCAGGCTGAGATCTCCAAGCTCATCAAGGGTGAGAAGGTCAACGTCGAGCCTTGGGACAAGGACGAGGATCACGCAGCGGAGATTGATGAGTACTGCGGCACAGCAGCATTTGAAGCCCTTCCTCGGGAAATCCAGCAAGCAATCTGGGACCACGGGGAAGCTCATGTTCAAGCCTTGGCAGAGAAGATAGCCAAGGGACAAGGTCCGGAAGCTCCCGGAGCCGGTGGCCCAGGGATGGGCGGATCCCCCGCAGGTCCAGGGGGAGCCCCAGGGATGGGTGCGCCGGGTCCGCTTCCGGGTCCCACACCTCCTCCCGGTGGAGGGGAACCAAATCCAGTAACGAGTCCGAGTGGTCCAATTGCCTAATTCATAGGAGATTTTTGTATGGCAGATATGGTAAATTCCGCCCCAGCAGCAGCTCCGGCAGCACCCGCACCTGCGGCGGCTCCGGCACCTTCATCCTCCGGGTTCAAGCAGCCTGAGGGAGCGCACAGCGCCCACGACATCTTCAGCGAATTTGAGCAGAAGCTCGGATGGAAGGAAGAGCAGGGTCCCGATTTCAGTGATGCCCGAGAGTGGAAAGACGGCAACATTGAGGAAATGATCGAGAACTACGGTAAGGAAGAGGTCGACCCCACAACCGGCGAGACTCCGGACAGGGAGCCTCAGGTGGATATGGACGGCAACCCTGCCGAGACACAACAGACCGAGGAAGACAGCGACAAGTTTGAATACGATTTCGAAGACGAGATCGGCGGCAAACAGCACAAGATCCAGTTCAAGTCCAAGGAACAGCTCAATACAGCAATCAAGAAGGCCATCGTGGCTGACCGTCTGTACAAACAGACCAAGGAGCTCAAGGCTGAGATTGAGTCATACACACAGGACCGAGAGTTCGCTCGAAACATGGACGATTATCTCGAAAACCGTCCAATGGAACTGTTGGACATGGTCATCGAAGACCTTCCCGAGGAAGATGTGAAGAACTGGCTCCTCGCCAAGGCTGAGTGGTACGGACAGGACCAAGAGGTTCGCCGTCAGGCACAGATCCAAAAAGAGAACGAATTGCTGCGCCGAAAGCTTGCAGCTATTGAAGAAAGTGAGCAGCGAATCGCTGAATCACGCCGACAGGCCGCCATGGAAGCTGACCGCCATGTGGTACAGGCTTGGGGCTCCGGTGTACTTTCTAAGATGAAAAGTAGAATTCCGGAACAATATCATGGTATGGTAGAAAAAGAGTTACGCAGTACATTGTTGGAAGCCAGACACCGTCAATCTCAGAATGAGAATGTAGATGTGAAAACTCTGGACAAGATCTTCACACGGAACATGAGACCGCTGTTGGAACTTATCCAGGAGAAAGCCAGTAAGAGAGTAGTAGATAGCGAAGTAGGAAGGGTGCTTAACGAGAAAAAGCAACAGAACCTTGCAAGGGTTCAGTCGGCAGCCTCGCAAGCAATGTCCCGTGGAAATCAGACTCCCCGTATGAGTAAAGAGTTGGAAGAGAATCCCGCAAAGATTTTCGATTATCTTATCGAAGGTATCGATAAAGGTAAGTACAGGCTTAAAGGCTAACGGCATAAAGGAGAAAAACAATGCCAAATATTGCAGAGAATAACGCATTTAGTAATGCCCAATTTAGGCAGTCAGACCTGCTTAAATTTATCCAGGAAAAAGGTTCCAAAACCCTGTGGCGTATCGTCTCGGGTCTGGACTCCGTTACCAAGAAGTCCGAATGGCCGGGCGGTAAGGAAGTTCGGTACCACATGACTGTGGATGCTGGCGGTGGAGCTTTCTCGGGCTTGAACAGCCAGGGCGGCGTGTTTGCTCATGCTGACCGTGCATACGGTATTCAGGGCTTCATGGTTCCTAAGTATCAGACCATGACGATGTACTTCGACCGCATCCTCGGCAAGTTGACCGACAGCGATCAGAAGGCATACCTCGGTCACATGAAGATGGAATATGAGCAGAAGACCATGTTCCAGAAGAGCTTCATGAACCTTCAGCAGATCATGGACGGTACTGGCCGTGTTGGTACTCCCGTAGGTCTTGGCGCTGCGAACACTGCAAGCGGCAACAGTTTCACGATGACCAACCCTTCGACCCTGTTGAAGGTTAAGCTTTCGTCGGCTGATACTGCAACTGGTTCGGCTGCGTACTTCATGGAAGGTATGGTGGTTTCGTTCCTCTATCCCAACTATGACGACGATGACAACGGTACCGTGGCAACCACCAAGGCTGACTGTACTCCTCGCTTCGCTGTCCTTGGTTTCAAGGCTTCCGGCGTTCGTTCGTACTATGACGCTTTCCGTGTTGTCCGTATCAACCAGTCCGCAAACGAGATCCTTCTCGCTCCTGCACGTAAGGCCGCTGGCGACAGCGATACTTACACTCCCTACACGACCGTTGAGGCTTCTCACATGGTTCAGCAGGGCGCTTCGTCCACTATGTGGTGTGCTGGAACTGGAACTGTCACCGTGACTCCTTGGCAGGGCCGCACGACTGCTCTCGGTGCTCCTACCGACACGAACGGTCTCACCGGCGGTGCCTCGCTCGGTTTCAATCACTTCTTCGACTACTCCGGGTTCACCTCGTATAGCTCGACGGACCATGTGACTGCGACCTTCTTGGTTCTCACCGGGTACATCCCCACAGGAACTGTGGACTACGGTCTGGGCAACACCGATTTCAGCTCGTACAGCAACACTACTGCGACCAACGCAGCTGCCGCTCGTGCAATCCTCGGTCTCGGCTGGGATCCCAATGTTGACTCAGGGTATGCGACTACTCTGGACGTCTCGCTTGTTAACCCCTACCTCATGACTGGCGTTGAGACCCTCCTGTTCAACGACACCAACATGGTTCAGGGCGTTCCTCGCTACAGCATCCAGCAGTACCTCCCCACGAAGAAGGACTTGCTCGCTCAGCCTCTGACGTTCAACAGCCTCTTCGCCGGTGTGGCAGAGCACTATGTGCGTAACCGTGACAAGGATCCCAACAGCTCGGACGTGATCCAGTGGAATCTTCTCAGCATGAACCCCCTCGTTTACACCTCGCTCCTGTCTCTCTCTGAGACTGACCGTCGCATCACCGACGACAAGGGTATTCGTGGTACTTCATGTAAGACGATTCAGGTCGGCAACAAGAAATTCGAGCTTGACATGTGTTCAAGCATGAGACTTGATCGTATTGTTGGCCTTCCCAAGGACTGCCTCCAGATGAAGGGTGGAACTCTCGATCCAGTGGAGATCGATGGCATAAACCAATTCATGGCGCTGAACTCAAGCGGACGACGTTCGAATGCGTATGAATCCTACTGGACGGTCCAAGGAGAGCAGTATTGCGAAAACCTCCGTGATACCTTGTTCTTCCGTAACTTCACCGTAAGTATTATATAGTACTTATGTGCGGTACTTGATACCATGAAGTATCTGTGTTAATGCTCTCTCTCCAAAAGGAGAAAATCATGGCACAGATACCGGTGTTTTTCAAAGGTAAGTTAGTTTATTTCGCTGAGGTTGACGAGGATATGTTTGAGGAAGCAAGCAAACACCTATGGAGAACGATAGGTCAGCCAAACACAAGGATGTTTGACTATTGCTATCGTCGACATAATTCCAAGGTGCAGATGCTTCATCAATACGTCTTGGGAGTTGAGAAAGGGTGTGGAAAGATTGTCGATCACATCGACCGCGATCCTAAGAATAACCGAAAAAGTAATCTTAGATTCGTCTCCAGAAGAGAAAACAGTTGGAATAGAACCCCGCTGCAAACGCCCAAGTCATCTAAATACGTCGGTGTTTCCTCTGCTGGTAACTACTGGAAGGCTCAGTGTGCATCTAACTCTAAGCGATGTGTCGGATATTATGATACTGAGGAGAAAGCAGCCCTTGCTTTCGATTATCATGCCCGACGTATTCGTGGTGAATTCGCAATACTGAACTTTCCAGATAAAGATGTGTTGCCGGAATCACGAAAGAAACCTGAATCTCGTTTCAAGAGAAAGTATATTTCTTTCAGCAGGCGAAAGCAGGGATTTCGGTACTACATCCAAATACCTATCGCAACACCTCGATGGTTTAAGTTATGTGACACTCTCGAAGAAGCAATCGAATTTCGCAATCAGAAACTGAAGGAATTGGGTGTTCCAATTCCAGACTAACAGCACATTAAACAGGAGAAAATCCAATGCCAAATGTCGGACTTAATAAAACCCAAGCAGATGCGCTTAACCGCCATCTTGCCTGTGGAAAACCATCACTCAACGGTTTCTTCCTCGCTGCAAAGCAGAACGGAATGTTCGAAACTTTCGCTGGTAAAGACCTCGTCCTTGCTGACGCAGTGACTCGCACACTCCTTTCAATCGATGCAGGCCTCGACCCTTACTTCGTTAGCGGAGCGGACAAGCTTCTGGCTATTCGTAGCTCGGATGCCACTGCCGTTGCTGCTGCCGGTATCGTGGTTGCTTCCGGGTCTACCCCGGCTGCTCTTCGCCTCACTTGCCGTGACGTGAATGCTGCTAACGCTCTCGGTGTTTCCCAGGAAGGTTCTCTGTGGATCCCCACGAGCGCCCCTTGGTCCGCTCAGTTTGAAATGATCGTTCCAAAGAATGCCTACGCCGTCGGTGTTGCATTCCAGGAAGTCGGTTTCATGGGAGCTGGAAACATCGCAACTCACTTCATCGACGCTTCGAAGGAATTCGGCTACGTTGATGGATCGGCTGATGCTCCTTTCGTTTCACTTAAGTTCGCTGCTGGACAAGGAACTCTCCGGGTTCGTGCCACTGCTGGTGGATCGATTTCTACCTCGTCTGCGTTCAACATTCCTGCCTCTGGCAAGCATGTTTATCGCCTCGAGTACGGATATGCTTCGTCCGGTGGAACTCCTGCGATTGCTCTGTTCATTGATGACGTGTTTGTCACTTCGGTTGCGGCGACGATTGCCGGCGCTCTCCAGTTCGCAGCTCGTGCTTGCCACGGTGCTTCGTACTTGGCCGCTTCGCATGTACCTCCCGTGCTGGACCTGAACCTCGTCGCAGTGGCTGTCTATAGCTAAAGGAGTTGAGTATGCCGTTTCCACTGAAGAAACCTAACGTCCCCGGTAAGCCCGGAATGTATGATGACCCTACAGATGAAATGCTGAAGGGCCCTCATGCAGAGCCGGATGAGGATGAGTCTTCGATTGACGACCTCATGTCTCAGGATTTCTCGGAGTCGGATGACGAGCTTTTCAAAGAGAGCCCCCTTGAGTCGGCATTGATTGATGCCGGGTTCAAGGTGACTCCTGAGCAGCTCACTCAGATTGAATCGATCCTGAACAAGCCTGCAGCGAAGCCCGAGGCTCCTGAGGCCCCCGGTGCCAAGCCGCCCCTTCCCGGAGCCCCCGGAGCTAAACCTCCGTCGGGAGGGATCGTGCCTCAAGGCCTCAAAGGCAGTGACCTCCGGATGTAACCATCCGAATCGGAGCAGCCCACCCTCGTAAGACGGTGGGCTTTTTCTGTTTTTATGTTATGCTTTCAGAAGAGGTCCCACCTAGAAATCTCAAGGAGAAGAAAATGGTAGTAAGAGATAGATTTATGAGTCGACGTCCTTCTCCAGGTACGCCTACTCCAACCAAAACTCCGGCTCCGGGTGGACGTCCGTCTTTCGGGACTCCGACGCCGACACCCCTCCCCACTGCGACACCTGCAGGACGCCCTAGTATCGATGATACTACGGGATACGATGGCTCCAAGCCGTTCAACATCAATCTGGACGAATTCCTCCAGAATCCTGATGTGGTCCCCCAAAAGATGCAGCAACGGGAGAAGTTCATGCAAGGGGGTTCCCCTCAAGGGGCTCTCGGAGGTGAGCCAACGGATGTGGCTTCAGCAAAAATGGGCCCCACTCCTGATGACGAGGATAAGATCCTCGAGATGATGCAGGAATACGGACCTACGATGGACGACACGATGGCTCCGGGGGAGGTAGCTCCGAGTGCTCGCATGAAGCTTCAGCAGAAGATGCAGCCGACACCTGAACCTACTCCCACCCCAAACATTCGCCCGAAGTGGAACCAGCTCGGAACACCAACTCCGGCTCCCACTAAGCCTGCATATGACGAAGAACTTGTTCAAGAATTACTTGGAAAACGAAGGGGATAATCATGGCTAAAAAATCAAGGGATTCTTTTAATGCTGACTACGATGCTCTTTTCAAGGACTCCGACCCGGAGCTTTTCGATGCTGAAGGGTATGAGGAAAAGCGACGTGCTGGAGAGATCGGAACAGAGGAAGTCGGCAACATTGACGTCAATGAGATGATCAAGGCTCTCGAAGGTCTTGAGGCTGAAAAATCCCGGCTGAAAGGCAAGCGGTGGTATGAAGACACCGAGAGTCCTGAGCTGAAGAAAGCTAAGTACGGCGATATCCCTGAGCAGTTCGCTGAGATCCCTGAAGGTGGGTCGCTTCGTGGCGAGCAGTCAGAAATTGACAGCCTGTTCGAAGGTGAGCCAGAGAAGGATGAGGACAGTAGCGAATCGCTTTTCGATGAAGAGAAACCCAAGGCTGTCTCGGTTGAGAAGACCAAGGTGACCAAGGCTCCGTTCAAGAGCCCAATGCCGAATGTGATCGTCGACCGTGACACTTCTCTCGAGGCCGTGCGAAAAGAGCTCGACCGCAAGAAGAAGGAAGGTTCGAAGGTCGAGAAGCCGAAGGAATCCGTGAAACTGTCCCCAAAGAATTTCGAAACGGAAGAGATTGAGCTCGAACCGGGGAAGGATGACGAAGGCTGGAAATCCATGCTGAAATCCCTCGGAACTCCTGACGAAGGTGTTGAGGAAGACGAAGTTCCTTGGATGGTAGGCGGAGCCGGCGGACTTCTGAAGGGTCTCGGAAGATCGGCGCTCAAGGGAGCCGGAAAAGCTGCTGCGTCTGAGATCGGAGAGGCTGTCGGAACTAAAGTTCCTCCCGTTCCTTCCGCAAGCCGCATGCTTCAGGATAAGATGCGTCTGGCCGGGAAAGAAGCGGCCGAAGGAATCAAAGAATCACCTGGAATTTTGGGGAGACGTATGGAAATCGCAGCACCTAAAGAGAAACTCAAGAGCGCATTGAAACCGCTGAAGGGCGGAGCAGCCAAGCTCTCACCGAGCCAAGAAGCGCAAATCCGAGAAAGAGCAAGGTCTCTTTT